TTAGCGTTGGCTAAACGTTTGGGCGATGGTATGGAGCGTCAAGACGCTTACCGTTCTGGTCAGTTCCGTCAGAAGGTAACTTGATATGTCGATTATCCAGACCCAAACCACATCGTTTAAGGCAGAGCTTTATCAAGGCATACATGACTTGACGACTGATGTGATTAAGATCGCCCTGTACACGGCTAACGCCAATCTGAACGAAGACACGACTGTGTACAGTTCAACTGATGAAGTGGCGGCTACTGGTACGTATTCGCTTGGCGGGGCACAGTTGACCCCCATCACAATCGGCACGTCTGGATACACAGCTTTTGTAGGCTTCCCAAACATCTCTTGGACAGGCGCAATTACCGCAAGATGTGCGTTGATTTACAACTCTACCCAAGGTAACAAGTCTGTTGCTGTTCTGGACTTCGGTTCTGACAAGACATCCGTTGGTACATTTACAATCACCATGCCCGCAAACACCGCTACGGCGGCTCTTATTCGTTCTTCTAACTAGGAGTCATCATGACTATTGAGAAAACCAAAGCCACAGACGTTGTTTCTAGTGGCCTGACTTGTAATACCAAAGCCGGTGAAGCCGCACAAGCTTCTGGCAAATACTACGTTGAGTGCCATGATAAAGATGGTAACTTGAAGTGGACTGCTGAGTCTAAGAACTTGGTGGTTAACGCTGGTTTGGCTTACATGGCGGGTACTGCTTTGACTTCTGTTGCGCAGATTACTACTTGGTACTTGGGTTTGTACGGCGCAGCAGCTTCTAATACCCCTGCGGCTGGCGACACAATGGCTTCCCATGCTGGCTGGACAGAAATTGTTCCTTACAGCAATGCGAACCGTGTGACTGCTACTTTTGTAACAGCTACAACGGCTAACCCCTCAGTTGTGACTAACTCTGCTTCACCAGCTGTGTATAACATCAATGCAACAGCAACTGTGGGCGGCGCGTTTTTGACAAGCGACAATACTAAGAGTGGCACAACAGGCACATTGTTCTCCGCTGCTGACTTTGGTTCACCCGGCGATCGTTCTGTGGTTGACGGCGATACATTGTCTGTGACATACACATTCAGCTTGGCAGCTTAATATGGCCGGGTGGGGTGACGGCTACTGGGGCGAACAAGGGTGGGGCGGTTTTACCGCCTTCACTAGCTCCGTAGACGAAACCTCCACTGGAACAGACGCAGTTGTTTCTACGCTTAGCGTAGCCCCCACTGTCAGTGAGACAGGTACAGGCACGGACGCACTTGCAACGAGTAAACTGTATACCTCTGATGTAACCGAAGCTGCAACAGGCACAGAAGTTGTACTCGGTTCACCTATTTATGACGCAGGGGTAGTCGAGGCAAGTAGTGTTTCAGACGTTGTTGTCTCTGCTATATCTGTGGGCGCGGCGATTACTGAAACCGCTACAGGGGCAGATTCATTTGCTGGTGGGGAAGTTTACGATGCGTCAGTGGCCGGTACGGGCTGGGGCGAAAGCGCATGGGGATATAACTCTTGGGGCGGTATTGGTGAAATAGCAGTTGCTACAGACGCCATAACGTCTACGCTGACAATCAACGTAAGCTTATCTGAAACAGCTACGGGCACAGACGCGGTTTCAGCAGGGTCAGCGTTTGCGGCACAGGTTACTGAGGCGGCTACAGGTAGCGATGCAATTACATCTACACCGAACTATGCTACAACGGTAACTGAGGCGGCTACAGGATCAGATGCAGTGTCTAGTTTGCCTGTTTACGCGGCAAACGTCAGCGAAACGGCAACGGGTACTGATAGTTTAACAACAAGTTTTGTGTTCTTTGGGGCTGTGCAGGAAACCGCGACAGGTTCCGACGCAATCAGTGCAGCGCTTTTGTTAGACGCATCAGTTACAGAGAGCGCAACGGGATCAGACGCGATTACAGCGGCGCAGGGTTTTGTATCGACAGTAGCAGAAACTGCGGTAAGCGCAGACACTTTAGCGGCAGCGGCGGCTTTTGTGGCATCAATTACAGAATTGGCAACGGGAACTGACACAGTTAACGGACGGCCTTTCTGGGAAGTAATTGATGACACACAGACCGCAAACTGGCAAAATATCAGTAATACGCAAACAGCAGCTTGGACTGATGTTGCGACGACATAGGAGTATTTAACATGGCAGCAGAAACAGCACTCTTAGACTTAGTTACCCCCACGCAGGGTACGCTAACAGGTTCGTGGGGCAACACGGTCAACAACGGTATTACCGAATACGTGGACATTGCGATTGCAGGTACGTTGACACTGACAGGTGACGGTGCAGTTGATTTAGTAAACTCTACTGGTAATGCGTCAGCTACAAACATTACAGCCGGTTCCACTCTAGCAGGCGCGGGTACAGCTACTGCCCAGTTTGCGGTAGTTAAGATTTCCGGCACAACTACGACCAAGACAATCACAGGCCCTAGTACAAGTAAGACATATATTGTCGACAACACAGGCTCATTCACAGTAACGTTCAAAGCTTCCGGTCAAACAGGTGTGTCTGTTGTTGCTGGCGAAAAGTGCACGGTTTATTACAACGGCACTGACTACGTCAAAGTTGCGTCAAGCACGGCTGACGGCGTATCTACAATTAGTTTCGGCTCCACAGGTCTGACACCTTCCACCGCTACATCTGGCGCAGTCTCTGTTGCTGGTACATTGGCTGTGGCTAACGGCGGTACAGGCCTGACCGCTGGTACGTCTGGTGGTATTTTGGCTTACACAGCTACGGGCACTTTGGCTTCATCCGGTGCTTTGGCGGCAAACAACGTGGTGGTTGGTGGCGGCGCAGGTGTTGCCCCTTCTTCTACAAACTTGCTGGCTATCTCTGCGGCTGTTACAACCGGCAACTACATCAAAGCGATTGGCTACGCCGACACAGTCACTGCTCTTGGTAACACCGGTACAGCAATCAACCTTGATGTGACAAGCGGTAACGTGTTTTCCGCAACGCTAAACGGCAATGCCACAATTACTTTGCGGTATCCAGTATCATCTGGCGCGTCTTCGTTTACACTGATATTGTCAAATGATGCAACACCCGGTAGAACAGTAGCTTTTGCTGGTTCAGGCGCAACATTCAAGTACCCCGGCGGAATAGCATCGCTTTCACGGACAACAACTGCAAATGCAATTGACATTTGGTTCTTTTTTACCCCCGATGGTGGAACTACTTACTATGGTTCCATCCCTATGAAAAATCTGACTACTTAATAGGAGCACTAAAATGGCTTTAACCGCAGAACAACAATCTGATATTGAATATCAAAACGCAATGGAAGCTGCTCGTCACGCTAATCAAATGGCGTTGCAAGCTAAACAAGCAAAACTGGAAGCAGTTCGCTTGGCTAAAGAAGTATTGATTGAAAACGCACGCAGCAAGGCTGTGGATTCCCGTGATGTAGCTGCGGCTGACATTACTGCTTTTGCCCAAACATTGGTTGCTTACATTGATGCCTGATGGACAGGTACGACTACTTCCCTAGTAGCGTTTACCGCGAAGAGTATCCTGACTGGGTTGGATACACTCGTCAGGTTGTTCAGAAGTACTACGATCAAGCAGCCTCCAGCGACACGATGGATCAAACGGCGCACATGGCCAATGATCCAGATTTAAAATTTCTGGTGGACTATTTGGTGTTGGCGTCGGACACCATCTTGCGTGAGCAAGGCTATGACATGGACAAGTACGAACTGTACGTGTCTGGGTTGTGGGGGCAAGACGTTAAGTGCAATGGCGGAACAAACGTTCACGTACATAAACACAGTCAAATTTGTGGGTGGTTATTTTTAGAGACGCCAGAAGGCGGTGCGTACCCCGTGTACCACGAGCCGCGTATGAACAAACAAATGGTTGAGTTGGACTACGTACAAGGGACGGAACTTACCAACGCTTCGTCTTCTGTGCATTTTAACAACATCAAACCCGGCACAATTTTGATGGCAAACTCTTGGATGCAGCACCAATTAGTACAAAATAATGCGCAAGCTCTAACAAAGTCTGTTCATTTTATTGTTTCACACAAGGATAAAATATGCAGCACCTGCTGACACCACACACCTTACCCGTTGAGCCTTGGGTTTGGTGGGAAGGCGCTTTTACAGACCAAGAGCTTGATTGGCTTCAAAACAAAGCAAAACACGCCGAACAAAATGCGCAAGTTGGTGGGGCTGGAAATGGCACGGTCAATGCAAGTTTACGTCGATCTCAGGTGTCGTGGTTGACTAACACGGGCGATACAAAATGGGTTTTTGAAAAACTTGCCGATGTTGTTTCTAAAATGAATGCGCAGCATTTTCGTTTTGATTTGACAGGTTTTGGAGAAGCATTACAGCTTACAAACTACGACCAAGCCGAAAATGGTATGTATGGTTGGCATCAAGATTACGGCGGTGGAGTAAGCCGCAAACTGTCAATGGCTATGCAACTAACAGACCCTTCCGAATATGAAGGCGGCAACCTACAGGTCATGACAAGTAGCAATCCACAAAATGTTCGTAAACAGCGTGGGCTGATTGCAATTTTTCCTTCGTATATTTTGCATCAAGTCACCCCTGTAACGCAGGGTAGTCGTCAATCTTTAGTAGCATGGGTATCGGGGCCAGCATTCAGATGAACAAAGAATACATTGAACATATTGCGCTATACAAAGACGTGTGCCCTGAAGGGTATTGTCAGCATCTTATTTCTGAGTTTAATCGCTTAGAAGGTAACGGCGCAGGCTCAAACCGACAACGTTCAGAAAACGCATTAAAGCATGTAAAAAATGACCATCAAATAGGTATTGAGTTAAAAAACCACACCCTGATTGATTTTGAGGGTCGTAATGCTGGTGATTTATTTTTTGAAGGTTTGCAACGTTGTTACGACGACTACACAGAAAAATATTCTACTTTGCGCAATAGCGGAAACATTAGGGCGACTGTAATGAAAATGCAGCGCACTGGCCCCGGTGGTGGGTATCATGTTTGGCACGAGGAACAAGGCCCCGGAGATCATGCAAAACGCGCCGTTGTTTATATGCTGTATTTAAACAGCTTGGCCCCAGAAGACGGCGCAGAAACAGAATTTCTGTACCAAAAGAAACGTTTCAACCCAACTGAAAACATGATGGTTATTTGGCCCGCTGCTTACACGCACGTTCACCGGGGTAATCCGGTGCTAGGCGAGACGCATAAATATATCGTTACAGGGTGGTTTTATTATGACTGAATTTCAAACAAACAGTTATGTGTTGGTTAAAGGTTTTTATAAGCCCGAAGAACTTGACACTATTTCCCGCTATTTGGAAAACGCCCTGAAGCGTTACCCCGAAAATAACCAAAGCGGAGAGGAAAGCGATAGCAGTCAATTTTCTTGGTACGCAGACCCATTAGTCGAGGTAATACTTAAAAATGCAGTGCCTGATGTAGAAGCCGCTACTGGATTGCAATTGGATCCAACGTATTCGTTCACTCGCGTATATCAAAAAGGCGATGAACTACGCCCCCATGTGGATAGACCTGCGTGCGAAATTTCTGTAACATCACACATTGCAACAGTTGGCAAACCGTGGCCTATCTACATGAAAGCCCCGGGGAAAGAACCAACTGTGCATTACCTTGAACCCGGCGATGCTTGTATTTACCGAGGCTGTGAAGTTACGCATTGGCGTGATAAAGCGGTAGACACAGACATCAATGTTCAGGTAATGTTGCACTATGTTGATAAAAGCGGCCCTAATGCGGGGTATAAATTTGATACACGCCCTTCTTTAGGGCTGTCTTCTAGCACACGTACACGGGGGTAATTATGCCGATTGGAACTTCAAAAATTGGTGTTTTAGGTGCGGGTGTTGTACCCGGGGGCACACAAACATTTAACACGCCCGGCACTTTTACTGTGCCTGTTGGCGTTAGTAGAGTAACCATATCTGGTAAAGGCGCTGCCGGAAATCCCGGAAATGCCGGAAATCCCGGAAATGCAGGATCGGGAACAGGTAATCCGGGGCGAGGCGGTGGCGGTGGTGGTGGCGGCGCTTATTCAAGGTTTCAAGCTTGCCCCTGTAGCGGCCCTTTTAGGCAGTGCCAAAAAAGCGGCGGCGGTGGCGGTAGAGGCGGATGTCCGAGCGGGTCTCCTCCCGGAGCGGGGGGTAGTAACCCTAACCCCTGCGGCCCACTGACTTCAAACCCCGGTGGTGCTGGCGGAGCTGGGATTGCTGGAAACCCCGGTGGATCCCCCGGGAATCCCGGTAATGCTGGTAGTGCTGGTAGTGCTGGCACTGCTTCAACGGGTTTATCTCAGACATTGCCCGGTGGTGCGGCTGGTAATGGTGGTGCGGCTGGTAATGGAGGTGCGTCTGGTAGCGGCGGTGCGGCTGGTAATGGAGGTAATGGTGGTAATTATGGTCAAGGCGGCCCCGGCAGACCCATTATCAATGGTACTGCGGGTAATGGTGGATCAGGGGGTAGAAATGGCGCTGCTGGCGGACAACGTCCAGCAACCCCGCTTGTTAGAGGCGGAGGTGGCGGGGGTGGATGTAATAACGCTTGCGGACTTAGTGGCGGATCACCGGGAGGAGGCAATGGTGGTCAAGACCCCGGTGGAAGTGTTCCGGGCAATGCCGGCAGTTCAACGTGGGGTGGCGGCGGCGGTGGGCAAGGTGGTTTAAGCACCTCTTGCGGATCTGCTGGTGGCGGAGGTGGAGGCGGTAGTGGTGGTAAAGGTGTTGCTGGAGCTGCTGGTAATCCCGGCGCAGGCGGTAACGCAGGAGCAGCAGCAAATACAACTACTGTGAACTGCGTTAGCGTGACGCCCGGTAGCCCATACCCAATTTCTGTTGCAAGCCCCGGAGGGCAAGTTACTATTTCTTGGAATCCACAGTAATGAACAAAAACACTGTTAAAAAAAGACTTGAGCAACTACAGCTTGAACAGAAGCTGTTTGATGCCGAACAACAGCTACGTAGCGCAAAAAGCAACGCAACACGTTCTAGGTCAATTAACGTAGGCACTGCATTTGGCGGTGTTACAGAGATTTCTATGCGGGGCGACGCGGGCGAAGCCCTTTGGTGTTTATTGCAGCCAGTAGAAGCCATTGAACTTATCCACCAACTTGCGGCTAATGTTGGGTGCCACATTGCAATCAAACCACGCGAAGACTTCTCAAGTTGGCGCGGCTGGAAAGTGACGGAAGAAGAAAAACTTCGTTTAAACGGGCATCCACCATTTGCAGGGCAAGTCCCAACAGCAGATAATGTAGGTGCAAGTTTACCCCCGCCCGAACAACAACCGGGTATGAAATTAAATAGGAGCAACGATGATGTTGTGGCAACTAAAAAAACTGTCAACCGGCGAAGCACTAAACGAGCCGCAAAAACTCCCTGAAAACTGGGGGTCTATCTTTGGCATGTCCGGTATCCAAGATCGCCTTGGCGATTTGTCTTGGCTTGGCGATGCTTATGTAGATCAGGGTTGGTTTGTTGTGGGCGACGCCCCAGCAGGCCCCGTGCCTTCTTCAGCCGCTGAAATTGAATGGGAACGCGCCAAGGGCCTTTTGGCCGCATCTGATTGGTCTGTGCTTCCTGATGTGCCCATGACTTCTGGCGATAAGGCGCTGTGGATTGAGTACCGCCGCGCTTTGCGTGAGGTTCGTTTACAAGCAGGATTCCCTACAAGTATTGTGTGGCCCGCTAAACCTGCATGAACAAATACTTGATCCGGTTTAACAAAAGCCGTGGGCAACCGGGTCGAGGTTCAGAAGAGCATGTTTGGCGTGTGTTTGAAAACGGGCGTGAAGTTTTAGCAAAGCATGTCCGTATCCAAGTGCCGTCTTGGAGCGAAGCCGATGGGCCTGATTGGAACATGGCGTGCACAGGCACGATGCTTTTCTTTGAAGACACTGATACCGTAGTGATCCAATGATGCAAGACTGGGCCGAAGCTTTTATACTTGCGGCTGTGATCGTCGCCTTCATTGTGTGGGGCACGTATACGATACTTTGGATGTGGGGGTAAAATGATTGACATTACCAAAGCAATTGGAGCCGTTGCCGCTACCGTTGCCGCACTAGGCGGCAGTTACACGCTTGCTGATAAGTTTGGTTGGTTTGACCGCGCAATCATTGAATGGTCGCCTGAGAACTTTAAGATTGTGGCAGAGGCTGGCAAACCAATCACCGTCACGGTTGCAAGAATAAAGAAGCGGGACGACTGTTCTGTTGAGAGTTTTACGCCAAGCATCCGTGATGCGGCTGGTATGGTGCACGAAGCCACTACCACTGCAAGTAAGTTCAGCGGCCCAGCAGGGCCAGAGATCGACACATTCACCTACGAGTTGACAATGGTAGGAAAAGAAAAGATTGCCAGTGGCAAGGCTACTTTGCTGGCAACGATCAAATACAAATGCCCTGAAGGGGAGCGTGTTGTGCAATACCCTCGTCATGCGAACCTGTCATTCATGCTCAATTAATGAGGAGTAACTATGTTTGAAATCTTTGGCGGTATTTTAGGTGGTGCATTGGGCGGTATCTTCCGCTTGGCTCCTGAAGTTTTAAAGTTCTTTGACAAGAAGAACGAGCGCTTGCATGAGATGGCTATGTTCAGCCGTCAGTGCGAGTTAGAGCAGATCCGTGGGCAGCAGAAGTTAGCCGAGATTGGCGCTCAAAGAGAAGCCGCTATTGACGTTGGTGTCATGGATGCCTTTAATGCCGCAATCAACCAACAGGCCGAGATGGTCAAAGCGGCAGGTGGCTGGGCGGCTAGTCTGTCTGCATCTGTGCGTCCAGTCGTTACGTACTGGATTCTTTTAATCTGGAGTTTGGCGCATTTTTGGTATGCGTGGACAGGTTACCGAACTGGCCTTGACCCAACTGAAGTGTTTAAACTCTTTATGTCTCCTGACTTCTCGGCTCTCTTGGCTGGAACAATTAACTATTGGTTCCTCGACAGAACTCTGAAGCAGCGCGGAATATGAACTTAGAACTAGCCGCAGAACTGTGCCGCCGGTTTGAAGGCTATCGGGCCAAGCCCTACCTTTGTCCGGCTGGTGTGGCTACGATTGGCTATGGTTCTACCTACTACGCAGACAAGCGCAAAGTGACTTTAGAAGACGCACCGATGGATGAACCTACGGCAAGGGCGCTTTTGATGATTGAGCTTGAGCATACATACCTGCCCGGTGTTCTGCGTAATTGCCCCGGCCTGATTACTGATGTTCGTAAGTGCAATGCCATCGTGGACTTTTGTTATAACTTGGGCACAGGACGCTTGCAGACTTCCACGTTAAAGAGGAAAATCAATGCCAATGATTGGGAAGGGGCAAAGGAACAACTGATGCTCTGGACTAGAGGTGGCGGCAAGGTATTGCCGGGCTTATTAAAACGCCGCACCGCTGAGTGCGCTTTACTGGATTGACCGATGCCATTACAAAAAATACTGTTCAAGCCGGGCGTCAACAAAGAGAACACCCGCTACACCACTGAGGGCGGCTGGTATGAAGCCGATAAGGTACGCTTTCGTCAAGGCAATCCAGAAGTAATTGGTGGATGGGAACCTTTTTCTGCGGCTAACTACCAAGGCGTTTGCCGTTCCTTGTGGAATTGGGTACAGCTTGACGGCACTAACTTAATTGGCGTTGGCACAAACTTAAAGTTCTACATTGAGCAGGGCGGGCTGTACTATGACGTTACGCCTATCCGCGAGACAGTAACACTTAATAACCCCTTTGTGGCCACCAATGGCTCGGCCACTATTACCGTCACAGATGCAAGCCACGGCTGCGTAACGGGCGACTTTGTAACCTTTAGCGGTGCTGTCGGTTTGGGCGGAAACATCACTGCCACCGTGTTAAATCAGCAGTACCAAGTTACGGTTCTCACAGATAACACATACACTTTTACAGCTACCGCTACGGCTAATGCTACAGATGCTTCCGGTTCCCCCGGTGGTGGTTCCGCTGTTGTTGCGGCGTATCAACTGAACGTTGGCCCTGCTATCCCCGTGCCATTGACTGGCTGGGGTGCTGGTACTTGGGGGCAGGCTGGTACTACATGGGGTTTTGGCGGTACATCCACATCTTCAATTCGTTTGTGGAATCAAATCAACTACGGCGAAGATTTGGTGTACGGCCCTCGTGGTGGTGGCATTTACTACTGGGATGCATCCAACGGTGTTAGCACTCGTGGTGTAAACCTTAATACGCTTGGCGGCAACGTAACGTTCACTAATAGCTCGGTTACAGGTGTACCAACAGTCGTCACTTCTACATCAAACATCGTGTTTACAGAAGGCGCGGCATTGCAGTTTGCCGCCAGTAGCTCACTCCCAACTGGAGTTTCAGCAGCTACAACTTACTACGCATTTAATGTGAGTGGCTATTCTTTTGGGCTGCTTACCGCTGCTGGAGCCGAAGTTAGCACCACTTCCACTGGGTCAGGCGTGTACGTGTCTCTACTTGTTGATGTACCAACAGCGCAAAACAATTTGGTTGTATCTGATACCTCACGCTTCATCATTGCGCTTGGTTGTAATGACTACACCAGTGCCACACTTGACCCTATGCTGATCCGCTGGTCAGCGCAGGATGACCCATACAACTGGACACCTGACGCAACTAACCAAGCGGGTTTTATTCGTATATCTCACGGTTCTGAGATTGTGGCTACAGTTCAAACTCGTCAGGAAGTTTTTGTTCTGACTGACTCTGCGGCTTACTCGCTCCAATACCTTGGCCCCCCTTACGTCTGGGTACCGCAGTTGCTTGGTGACAACATCTCCGTCATGAGTCCCAACTCAGCCATCATTGCTTCCGGTATCGTGTACTGGATGGGCGTGGACAAGTTCTACTCCTACGATGGCCGAGTGCAAACGCTTAACTGTGACTTGCGCCGCTACGTGTTTAGTGATTTAAATCAAGAGCAAGCCCTGCAAGTGTTTTGCGGTACAAACGAAGGCTTCAATGAGGTCTGGTGGTTCTATTGCTCTGCCAACTCCACAGTGGTTGACAAGTACGTCATCTACAACTATCTTGAGAAAATCTGGTACTACGGCACAATGGAGCGCACAGCTTGGCTTGACTCTGGTTTGCAGTCATATCCTATTGCAGCCAAGTACAACAGCAGCACAGCGATTGGCAACTTGCTTAACCACGAGACGGGCTTAAATGACAACACAAACGGCACCGCTGTTGCGATTGATGCTTATATCAGCTCGTCTGAGTTTGACATTGGTGACGGACACAATTTTGGTTTTGTGTGGCGCGTCCTTCCTGATCTGACTTTTGAAAATGCTGAGAGCACCCCCGCTGGCGCACTGCCAACAGTGTCGATGACTTTGTATGGCTTGGCTAATTCTGGTTCTGGCGTGACAAGCACGGCCTCACAACCCGTGGCTAAAAGCAACACGTACGTTATTACAGAACAGTTTACAGGGCAGATATTCACCCGCATGCGCGGTCGCCAGATGATCTTTAAGATTAGCTCAAACCAAATCAACACCTGCTGGCAGTTGGGTGCTCCACGTATTGACATCAGACCGGACGGCAGGCGCTGATGACATCCAAGAACAGGATTATTACCCCTGCACCGCCCAACTTACCATTGGGTACGGACACGTACGAGCGCAGGTATCAGGATCAGTTTACAAACGTCTTGCGTCTTTACTTTAACCAACTGCAAAATGCGTTTGGTGAGTTGTTTGGCCCCACGGGTGGCAAGTATGTAGCAAACCCATACGGAGCGTTTTCCAGCGATCAAGATCAGACGGCTGTAGCAAACACTGCTACGTTGATGACATTTAACACCACTGACTTTGCTGATAGCGTAAGGATCGTCAACTCTGAAATTACTGTGGAGTACGCTGGTATATACAACTTGCAGTTCAGCGCTCAGTTTAGAAACACAGACACAGCTTTCCAAGATGTCTACATCTGGCTTAAGCAAAATGGCGAAGACATTACAGGCTCAACAGGTTTTGTGTCTATCCCAAATAGACATGCGGGTACAGACGGGCACGCAATTGTTGGCTGGAACTATTTTTTAAACATGGCAGCAGGTGACCACGTTGAGATTTACTGGTCTGTGCCTAACGTTGCTGTAACCATCCAACATTTGGCCGCTTCCGGCACGCCCACTAAGCCTTCTACGCAATCCGTCGTAGCCACACTTTCATTTGTGTCCGCGCTCCCAGCATGATATTATCAAACAACCCCCATTTTGAGAGGCAGATATGAGCCTTCACGCATTAGCCACCGACATGGCCTCACGAGGTCGAGGCCCAGATTCAATGCTGGTACACATGGCCCCCCAAGAAGTTGCGGGGCTTCAAGCTTTGGCCATGAAACATGGTGGTTCGCTGACCATTAACCCTGATACGGGTTTACCCGAAGCTGGCTTCTTGTCTAAGCTTTTGCCAATGATCGCTGGCTTTGCGTTGAACACTTTTGTTCCCGGCTTGGGCACTGCAATTGGTGGTGCTCTGGGTACTAGTGCGGCGGTGGGTACAGGTATTGCTGTTGGTGGTTTGACTGGTTTGGCTACCGGTAGCTTGTCCAAAGGATTGATGGCGGGTCTGGGCGCGTATGGCGGTGCTGGTTTGAGTGAAGGCTTGTTGGGTGCAGGGGCCGCATCAGGCGCAGGTCAAACTTTGGCTACTGAAGCTGCAACTCAAGCCGGATTAGAAGGCATCCAACTCCCCGCCGACTACGCATCTTTAGCCGCCAAAACAGCTACACCCGAACAACTTGCGGCAGCACGTGCTGCGTCTACCCCTTCTGATCTACTTGCAACAGGTGCAAAATCTGCGGCGGCTGACCCAATGGCGTTTGCCAAGTCAAACTGGAAACCAATGGCTGCGGCATCTTTGCCAGTACTGGAAGCCATCACCACAACCACTGGCCCCACATCATCTCCTATGAACCCCGGTCGCATCCGCGAGAAGCGTTGGAACGGTCAGTACTTTGAAGATGTAGCCAATACCGATGCTGGTGTGTACAACACAAGCGGGCGTAGCTTCTCCGATCTGTACCGTGGTTACAACAAAGGCGGCATCGTGGCGTTGGCTGAAGGTGGGATTCCGGGTTACGCAATCGGCGGGCCACTTGCTGGCAATTTAGAACAAACTTTTGCCGCCGCGCAGAAGTCTGGTGATTACAGCAAGGTGAATGATTTGCTCCAAACAAACCGTGTTTCTGAAGCGGACATAAAAAACCAATGGAAAGATATTGACACATCTGCTCTAGCTGGTTTGGGCGTTAAAACGTATAGCCAAACTAACCCCGATGGCACTATTAACTTTGACGCGTTCAATCCCAAGAACTATGTAAACAGCGTAACAAAAGTTAACACTCAAGCGGAAGTCGATGCTGCTAACGCGGCAAACCCATACTCTGCCCAGAACATGGCTAAAGTGGACGTGACTCGACCCGGTCAGTACGTTACTGATCCTGCTACTGGCAACCCGGTTGCGTTGACCGCAGGCGTTGCAGGCTTTGATCCCAACAACAAGATTGCTCAAACATACTTAGGCGAGTTAGCCGCTAAAGGCGGCCAAGACTCTACATCGCAGGCGTTTAACCAGATTGCAACACCAGAGCAAAAGGCAAGTGCGGCTTCTTTGTGGACAGCAGAGAAAGCACGCCTTGACGCCATTGATGCCGCTAACGCTGCAAAAGCCCCAACAGGTTTGGCTAACCTCAACCAAAATCAAAACCTTCTGACAAACCAGAACCTCACAAACCAGAACACAAACGCTGGTTTAGCTGGGCTTATTCCTGATGGTGCTTCCTACACCAACAGGTTCTTTGCGGAACGTGGTTTAGGATTTGATCCCATCGACAAAGCAATTGACAATTTCTTTGCTGAATACACAGACGATCTTGCATTACTGCCCCCAGATAGACAAGAAAAAATAATGCGCGATGCGTTGGTCACAGAAGGAATGAATGAAGCCGACGTTGTTAAAGCAACAGGCAAAACAATTGCCCAATTGATTCAGCAAAAGACCGGCAACATAGATACTGTTCTTTCTAGCGCATTGCCCAGCGGTGTGGGTGGT